TTTTCTTTCTTTTATTTAAATTATAATCTTCAAAATATTTTTTGATTGTTTTTTTCTTTTTTTCTTTTTTTTCTTTTGCTTTTTGTTTTGCAATATTTTGATTTTTAGTTTGCTCTGCGGTTATTTTACTAAAATCTGCACCACTCGCCCCTTCACTTCCATCACTAGATTGATCACCACCAAAACTTTCTTTTGATCCTACATTACCTTGACCAATAGTTGTAGATTGTGCACTAGCACTTCTATACGCAGCATCACCACGATAACCTGGTCGTTTACCATCTGCTGGTTTGTTTACAAGTTGTTGGTATTGTTGTGCGTTTGTGATTGCCATTATTCTTCGTCCTTGTCAGATGATGCACCGAGAGCCGGTATCTTTGCTACTTTTATTTTTACCGATCTTGTTACATCTTCTTGTATAGTATCTGTTTCTGGGTTTGCGATATCATCCTCCGCTTCTTTATCAGAGTTATATTCGTAATTTGTTTTTTTGTTTCTTAAAACTATTTCGGCCTCACATTTGACGACTGGTACTTTCTTACCATCCACCTCTACGTATTCGACCGTTCCTTCTTCTATAAAAGACATATTAATTCCTATTTATTTGTAGCACAGAAAGAACAACATGTAACCTGTCCCCTGTGGCCGCTGTTGCTTTTAATATCTCAGCCTCTTGTATTATAAGGGGTTGTGATAATAACTCAACTGTTTGATTAGCAGAAATAGCCTTTGTTTTAAACAAACTAAACACTGATGCTCCTGCTGTTAATGTTAATGTTATGGTATCCGCATTACCAGAATCATCAGAAACCAGTATAGATTTTATTATACTAGTGGTAGCCGACGGTCCTGTATATACCGTTGTTTCACTGTTGGTAGTTAGATCTACCTTTGCATTTGTATATATATTAGCCACTTAAAAACCAAGAGAATCTCTCTTGCTCCTGTTTTATTTCATCTAGAAACGTTGAGTTTAATTGTTCTTTCATTAGTGTCAACGATCTATTTATTTGTTTTTGATTTGAAAAATCATATTGTTCTTTTGGTTCAGGTATTCTTACAGTTAACTTTGCCATTATCTTCTACCGTCCGGTTGTACATCTAATCTAAATGTGCCAAATCTCCATGACTCACTAGAGTTAACGTTTTCTATTTTTAAACTTACAAATCTACCTCTTGCTCTCGTATCTTTTTTTATCGTATTAGCGTTTACAGTAAATGGACTATATGTAGATGTTTTAGATGCTTGTTGTGGATATCGTTTTACATCAAGACTTATCTTAGAATTACCCTGCAATGTTTTAAAGTCTGGTATAAATCTTCTAACAGCAAGAAAAACCTCACCTGCAACTTTGGGTCCTGATGCTCTACCTTTTGCATCTCTTTGTCTTTGTTCTAGATCTATGTCATAAGACTCGATTGATGATGTAACAGTTGTCGTTGTACCATTTGGATTCACCTGATCTGTGCCAACCTCATGTTCGAAATAAGTTGTCTGACCTAGACCTGATTGTCCGACAATAACAGGAAATGTACCATTTGCGGTAGAATCATATTTTGTTGCATATGGATTTGGATAAGTAGTTGCATCCATCCATGATGTTCTGGCTTCTGTTCCTGTATACCAAACACCACCAGCTACACCTGGAGATTCACCAAAATTAAATACAACATATTTATCATTGTAATCTGAGCTAGAACTAGGATAGTACCATGTTATCTCTGTAAATAGATTGTTAAGACCTGCAGTTACCTGTTGTCCTTTTGTTGTATCAAAGTTATCAAATACAAAATCCTCAACAGTACAAGGTATTGATTTTACCGTACCATCGTAAAGAAAGAAACCTTTTGGACTCAACCAGAAAGCAGCACCGTCTATTTCTACAACAGCATTCTGCCCTATCAATCCACAGTTTGTACCAACCTGTTCTACAGCAAACGTAAAAGGCGATCCAATAAATTTCATTGTATACAATGCATTGTCTGTCCATATAAGAATAACTTCTTTCGCTTTTATAGCTCCAATAATCTTTGTGCCATCTTGTAGTCTTTGTGTTCCTGCTGTGTTTATTGCAGTTGGTGAATATGTATTTATATCTTCTTGATCCGAGAATCTTATAAACATATCGTCCTGTGAATCAGGTGTGCCTATGATTGTTTCTGTACCAAGATGAATCAAGTGTCTTGTTGTTGGTGATATAAGACTGACTCTTGTCTTTGTTGGATTGTTTGTTGTTTGAAAATTACTTGTTGTTGATGATGCACGTGTTGTTAGTCTCTGTGATATACCAGAGTTCCATGTAAATGTTTTACCATTTAATATTGTTGCAACTAATACCTCACCAAAATTACTTAGTGACCATAGTCCAGGTTCTAGTGTAACATCAGATGCAGCAGCTGCCTCACCCCAGTTACCATTACCATATGGGTCCATACCCCAACCATAACCATAAGTCTGTTCTCTTGGTCCTACTGGTTCGTATGGTTTTATACTTAGGCTACCGCCTGTCGATACAGTGCCACTTGCACTACTAGCTTGATTGATTGTAAATGTTCCTGTTGTTGGTACAGCTATAACCTGAAAGTTTTTATCTTCAAAGTCAGAGTTTGTAAAACCTGTACCACCAGGTAATGTTACAGAATCTAATTGTACTATATCTCCCACAGCTAATCCATGTGCAGCTTTTGTAATTGTGCAGGTCGGTGATCCGTTTGTCGTTGCTATAGTTGCGGATGTCAAAGTTGTTTTAAGAGGTGTAACGTCGTATAGTTGACCTTCAAAGTATATAAGTAAAAATTTATCTGTTCCAAGGGCCACGTACCGGTTACCGTCGTTATCTACGAATGCGTGCTGTTTCCTAGCAACACCGACTATTGTATCTGTGACTAGTGATGCCCACCCACCGACTTTTTCTGGTAGACCATATCTGAATCTTACGTTATCCGAATCAACCCAACGGTTTTCCGCACCAGCTTCTGTCTGTTGCTTGTCTATTCCAGGTTTGAATTTATACTCTACGAGAGCCATCAGTAGCTCCTATATTTTAGTTTTGTAAGCCCAGCCTCGTGTCGCATTAACAAACACCAAAGTAAACGCTGCGCCGTTTGTATTGACTGTTAGGTTAGAGGCTGCACCCAAAATATTAGAACCGTTTCTGCCGACAGTTAGATTGTTTGATGCAAAGAAATTTTTACTATCTATAAAATGTACTTCATCACCAACAGAAGGTGAAGCAGGTAGATTTATAGTTACTGTTGAAGAACTTGTGTCTACTAATACTTGGTCATCAGCAACAGCTGTATATGTTCCTGTTGTGGTTATGTAACCTTTTCTACGAAGACCTAGATTTATATTTGTGCCATCCGCATAAACCAAAGAAGTTGATGCTACAGGTAAACTCAATCCTGTTCCAGATGCTGTTTTGACTGTTAGTGTAAATCTGTTTGCAGATCTATTTGTTGCATCTTCAACAATATATACTCTCTCCACTGAATCAGGAACTGTTACAGTTCTGTTAGCAGCAAGTGTTCCTGTAAGTTTTAGATAAAGATTTTTACCATTTGATACAGCTCCATTAGAGATTGCTAATGTTTGATCAGCAGCTGCTACGTCTATAGATATGTATCCAGACGATGCCTGTTCTAATTGTTGTAGATTGGTGTTAGTTATAGTACCCCATGTACCTGACTTTTCACCTGTTGTTATTAATTCTAGTTTTAAATTACTCGAAAATGTTGATGCCATAATTCTCCTATGGGTTAAGCGGATCTATTGGGACCCACGTTTGCCCTGCGTTTGGATCTATTGGGTTCCAAGATACCACAGAAATAGTACCTATTGCAAGGTTAAATCTATTGCTAGATGGAGTAACTGCAGAACCAGTAGTAGTGTTTCCTACCGCTATATTTACTCTTTTACCATTGACCAGAACAGTTACATTCTGAATGCCGACGCCAGCAAAGGTTGTTGATGCGAAAGATGTTGCTCCAAAAAACATATTATATCTCCGTCCAAATCTGTGTTGCGTTAGTTGGGACTTGTTCCCACTGTCTAATAACTATATCAGATGTGCCTATTTCAAATCCTTCACCAGTCGGCAACGCTTTGGCTTTAGCAACCACTGTAACATTACCTGTTGATATATTAAACCTTTTACCTGATACGATTGCTGTTGCATTTGCTTTAGCGGTAGCGTTACCTAAAGCTACCTCAAAACCATTACCTGTAACAGTTAGATTACATTTACCTATAATTGTTACATCACCTGTCGCAAGATCTAAACCTTGCCCTGTTATAGGTGGTTTAGATTTACCTTTGGTAATTACTGTTCCAGTATCTATCTCAAAACCGTTACCAAAAATAGGCGGAGAGGCCGGTATCGATGCTGCAGCAGGTGTTATTGCTAATTCTAATCCATTACCACTTAATACCTCTTTGGCTTTTGCTATAATGGTTACATCACTGGTTCCGATATTTACTCGTTTACCAGTTACAGATACTTCTGCTTTACCAATTATAGTTGAGTTACCGATGCCAACATTTAGTTGCACACCTTGAAGACTTACAAATGCGTTAGGATTAAACCCTACATCTGAAAATGCAGCTGAGGCGAAGGGAGTTGCGCCAAAATACATGCGAGGCTACCTCGCGTTACAAGGGATGTTATTAGATCCAACTATTGATTGACCAAACGCCATGTAGATATAATCGTGTCCAGAATTATTTAAATCTGCTCCTGTATTTCTAATTTTAAAACCATTAGAATGTATATCTAACCATTGTGGATTAGATGTATCTTCAGCATTAACTAAACTTGGAAATAAAAAATAATTTGAAGGATTATATCCTATTCTTTTATTATCAAACATTTGCCAATTAGTTGATGTTGGATTACCACTAGAATATCTTTTAATTATAATAAATGAAGGTTTAAATCCTGTATAAACAAATGTTCCATCATTATTTTGATTACCAGCATAAGAACCAAACTTGCTGTAACCTTGTTTTTCTGCGAAACAGTAGGCTATGTAATCCGAATTATTTGTATTAACTCCTAAAGCATTTCCTATTGAGAATACAGAAGATGTAGGTGCTGTATCATTAAAAATATTTGTAGCTGTTTGTGCAGTATCACCTGTACTCAATGTTAAATACTTTGACCAATTAGTAGATAAAGAATTATGACCAACTATCCAATTATAAGTTGTTCCTAAACCTTTTATAATAATCATTTTTGGTGTTACCCCTAAACCATGACCTATTGTTGCACCAGATGTTGCATTACCTGTATATTTTGATATTGAAAATCCTGCTGTCGTATTAACAGAAGTGTAAGTAGTGTTTATTGAGCCATCTGTATTTGATGAACCTTGACCACCACCTGCTTTCCAGCTCCAGCCTACAAAATTTCTTGAACCTCCATTTGTATCTGTTTCTGAACCTACTGTAAAACCATCAGTTCCAAATGCTGTAACTCCGGGAACTGTATCTTCTGCTGGAGTATCATTTGGTACTATTCTTTTTTGAACACCTCTAACAACATCATACATATTATGTTTTCTAGTATCTGTTCTACTCTTAATCCAAACCATATCGGTTTGATGACCAACACCTGTTAATGCTTGTGATGAGCCATTACCTGACCAAAGTTTAGTATTAAAATAATCTGTAGATTTATTAATTGTTGTGTATGCCATTATGTATTTAATCCTTTTGTTGATAACGCAGTATAGCCTGTTGGGACATCAAATTCAAATATTCCATTATTACTTGCATTAGTTCCTGCACTAGATACTGCTGTTGTTCCGAAGTAGCCATTGCCAAAATTTGCTCTATAAGCACTATTATAAAGTTGAAGCCCCATAGCATAAGTTTTATTAGCAGTTATGGAAATTGCACCTGTACCTGTAGAACCAGATGTAGGGTCTCCTGAATCAAACCAAGCATCATTATTTTTTCTAAAATATAATTTACTATTATCTAAATCCAAAGCTATACAAATTACATCATTAGTTGTCCAACCACTTCCATAAGATGAAGCAGAACCACTAACATATTTATCTCCATTATCACTTCTTATTCCAAAACAATTAGCCATATCAGATAAAAGAGGATAACCAGTTATTTTTTGTGCGTAGGCATCTATATCCCAAATTCCAATATAAGCATAATCTGTTCCATAATCATTTGATTTTTTAATCTCTAAATAATATTTTCCAGATGATGCAGCTAAAGTTGATTGAGCAATTCTCCATTGAGCAGAATTTATCCAAGCATCTGTATTTCCTGCATCAAGAGTAGGTACTAAAGCACCCTGATTTGAATGTACTCCGATTAAACGATTAAATGTAGCAAAATTATTACTTGGATTATCTTCTGTTTTTGTGAGTGTACCACCCCCAACTGTAAGGTTATTACCTTCACCAGATTGGTCTGTTACTGAATTACCATCTTTTAAAATAAAGAAACCATGATTACCATAAGTTACACTAGGAGAAGTATTTATTTTCCATTCTCCAGTTGTACTATCTGTTGAACCGAATGTTGATGCTGTATATTGAGTACCATCAATTAAATGAAAATGTGACATTGAACCATCAAAAAAATTACCAGAACCTTGTTGAGCACCAATATAAATAGGTTGACTATCTTCTGTTAAAAAACTTAAACTATTTTGAGTAAAATGTGTTTCTGTTGAAAAAGAAGTTTCTTCTACTCCATTAACATACAATCTACATCTATCTCCTGCTGTTGCTAATGTTGTATCTATTGCAATTACTATATGATACCAAGCATTAGTATCTGTAAATAATCTGTTTGTTTCATAAACT